GTCGTAAGATACACAGAACCCTAGAAAAAAGATTTACTGGACAAGAAGGAACAGAAACTCAACAAATTCTTCTTGCACAAGCAATTACTGGATATGCAACATTTGATCTTATTGAGCCATCCTACAACCTAGATTATCTATCTAGAATTTATGAAATATCCCCATATAACTATGCAGCAATTAATGCAAAGGTAGCAAATATTGTTGGTCTTGGATATTCTTTTATTGAAACTAAAAAGACTAACGATGCTTTGGATTCAATTACAGATGATAAGCAACTAGAAAGAGCACGTAGAAAATTAAATAAACTTCGTCAAGATCTACAGGATTGGTTAGATTCAACAAACGAAGAAGATACATTTACAGAAACTTTAATTAAGGCGTACACAGATCTTGAAGCAACAGGAAATGGCTATCTTGAAATAGGCCGCACAACTTCTGGAAATATCGGATATATTGGACATATTCCAGCAAAGACAATGCGTGTGCGTCGCCTACGTGATGGCTTTGTTCAATTGCTTTACGGCAAGGCTGTGTTCTTCCGTAACTTTGGAGATCAGGAAACTCCTAACCCATTGTCGGGCGGAAACGATAGACCAAATGAAGTTATACATCTAAAGAAATATACACCGATGAATAACTATTACGGTATCCCAGATATCGTAGCATCTTCAAATGCTATGGCTGGAAACGAATTTGCTGGCAAATATAACTTAGATTATTTTGAAAACAAAGCAGTTCCAAGATATATTATTACCGTTAAAGGTGCTAAACTTTCAACCGAATCAGAGCGCAAGCTTCTTGAATTTTTCCAGGTTGGACTAAAGGGTAAGAATCATAGGTCTCTATATATCCCACTACCTCCAGACAGCCAAGATTCTAAAACTGAATTTAAGATGGAGCCAATTGAGGCGGGCAATCAAGAAGGCTCATTTGAGAAATACCGTAAGACTAATAGAGACGAAATACTACTTGCTCACAGAACACCAATTAATAAAATTGGAACACCAGAGGGTGTCAATTTAGCAGTTGCTCGTGATGCAGATAAAACATTTAAAGAACAGGTTTGCCGTCCAGCACAGGATAAACTTGAAAAGAAATTAAATAGAATATTTGCAGAAAAGACAGATGCTCTATTAATTAAATTCAACGAGCTAACCCTGACAGATGAGGACACTCAGTCTAAGATTGATGAGCGTTATTTGAGAATGCAGGTAATTACTCCAAATGAAGTTCGTATCCGTAAGGGTATGATTCCTCTAGACGGAGGAGACGAAGTGGTACAATTAAAACCACAACAACAGGCGGATATTAGGGCAAATGCTGGAAATACCAGAGCTAGGTCCCAAGAAAGACAAAATACCCAGCCAGACATTTCGGGAGAAGCAAGGAACCCAAAGGGCGAAGGAAGACAAGTCGAGTAGTCCTACTCAACTAATTATTTGCCTTTTTATATATAAAAAATTATAATTGACCATATGAATATTGAAAAATCGCATTGGTCTGCTGACGGAGACAGAATCTCGTTTTCTGTTCCCTTCACCAAAGTCAATCGTGAAAAAAGAACAGTCTCAGGTTTTGCAACACTAGATAACCTAGATCAGACTGGCGATGTAGTCACAGCAGAAGCATCATCAAAAGCTTTTGAAAGTTTCCGTGGCAACATCAGAGAAATGCACGGACCTACAGCAGTAGGTAAAATGCTTTCGTTCAGACCAGAATCTTTCTATGATCCAAAGTCTGGAGATTTTTTCAATGGCATTTATGTAGATGTTTATGTTTCAAAGGGTGCACAAGATACTTGGGAAAAAGTTCTTGATGGCACTCTTTCTGGTTTCTCAATCGGCGGAAAGATTAAAGATTCAGATAACGAAGTAAACAAGGCTACAGGACAAACAACAAGATTTATTAAGGAATATGATTTGATGGAGCTGTCAATTGTTGACTCTCCAGCAAATGAGCTTTGCAACATCCTGTCTATTCAGAAAATGAATGGGCAACTAGTGTTTAAGGGAATGGCTGCAGAAGTACAAACAGAGAATATCTTTTATTGTGAAGATAGCGACTCTGTATTCATGTCCACAGAGTCAACATACACATCTCCAGTTTCTGGAAAGCCAGCAACACTAATTGGATGGGTAGAATCTAACGACATTAATAAAGCAAAAGAAATAGATAGAATTCTTGATTCATACAAGAAGTCAAGAGTAACGTTGCCTGATACACAAATAATTGCAAAACAGGCAAACGCAGAAGGAGGTAATGAAGTGTCAGAAAACACAGAAAACACAGTAGTTGAAGAAACTCCTGCCGTTGAAGAAGCAGCACCAGTAGTCGAAGAGACAGCTCCTGCTGCAGATGCACCTGCTGAAGCAGTTGCAGACGCTTCTGCTGAAACTCTGGAAAAAGCAGCCGATGTATCAGAAGTTGAGGTTGATGAACCTGATTTTGCAAAGATGCTAGGCGAACTCAAGGGCTTTTTCTCAGACACTTTGAATAAGGCGTCAGAAGCTAATGCCGCTCAAGTAACATCCATTAAGGATACAGTTGAGACATTTAGCAAGAGTGTAGACACCAGAATTTCAGAGTTGGCAGAACAGCATGCTGCATTAAGCAAGGCTGTAGAAGATATAAAGGGCACAATCGACAATGTCGAAAAGCGTGTCGACGCAGTTGAATCAGAGACTGCAATTAAGAAGTCCTCAGACCTTGGCGGGTCTCAGGAAGTTACACTCAAAAAATCCAAATGGAACGGTTCTTTCCTTGGTTCCGTAAACGAACTTTTTAATTAAAGGAGGGTAGAAAAAAAATGAGCAATGAAACATTAGAAAAAGCAGTTGCCGCTGGTACGACAGAGACAGCCACTATGGTTGGTTCTTCGTTCTCAGACACAGGTATCCATCGTGCAAACGAGGGTAAGGGTGGTCTTCTAAATCCAGAGCAGTCTGCACGTTTTCTTGATTACATGTTCGATGCAACTGTAATCGGCAAAGTGGCTCGTACTGTTCGCATGCGAGCAGACACCACAGAGATTGATCGTATTGGCGTTGGGGAGAAACTTATGAAACTCGCCACCGAAGCTGACAATACTGCTACAAACGCAGCAGTCACTTTCTCCAAGATTTCTCTCACAACAAAGAAGCTCCGCCTAGATTGGGAACTCTCAACAGAGTCTCTAGAAGACAACATTGAAGGTCCAGATCTAGAGGATCATATTGCACGTATGATGGCTACACAGGCAGGTAACGACATTGAGGATGTAATCCTTAATGGAGATACTGCTAACACAGGAGATGCACTTTATAAGGCATTCAACGGTGTTGTTAAGCTATCAAAGGCAAATGGCCGTGTAGTAGATGGCGGTGGAAATAACATTTCCCGTGAAATCTTCAACAAGGCACTCAAGGCTATGCCACGTAAGTACAAGCAACGTCGCAACGACCTTCGCTTCCTTGCTGGTTCGAACTTGATTCAAGATTATCTATACAGCACATCTCAGAACATTCAAAATGTTAACCCACAGGATATCGCTTCAAGCATTATCCGTGGTGACCAGCCAGGTCTTGGTGGTCCAGCAGGTTTCGTAGCACCTTTTGCATTCGGTATTCCGATTGTTGAAGTTCCGCTACTTCCAGAAACTCAAACTGGCGACTATTCAGGCGCAGCTGGTTCACATGGCGATGTCCACTTGACATTCCCAAATAACGTTGTTATTGGTGTTAAGCGTGATGTAACCGTATATCGTTTCTTCTGGCCACGTAAGGACTCCATCGAGTACACAATGTATACTCGTGTTGGCGTTCAAATCGAGCAAGCAGATTGCTGGGTCGTAGTCAAGAACGTTAAGGTCGCTTCCTAATTTATAGGATTTAGACTGCATAAAAGCCCCTAAATTAATTTTTGGGGGCTTTTACTTTTAATTTACTAATGCTATAATTGATTTACCTAGAATAAGGAGAAATACATGTCATTTGATACACTTAAGGTATCCGAATTAAAGAAGATTGCAGAAGATTTCGCAGTCGAGACAGATGGATTAAAAACTAAAACAGACATTATTGCAGCCCTAGCAGATGAAGGCGTTTCATGGTCGATATACCAAAACACGCTAGAAAAAGTGGCGGAAGCAGCAGAAGAAGTAGACGAAATTCTACCTAGATTTGATTCAAAGGCGGTACAGCCAGAAAACACAGTCCTAGTTAGAATGAATAGAGAAAACTTCAGGTATGATATCAATGGATATACCTTTACAAAAGAACATCCATTTGTGGCAATGCCAGAAGACGATGCTCAGAAAATTTTTGACAAGGAGGAAGGTTTCAGATTAGCAACCCCGAAAGAGGTTCAAGAGTACTACAGCTAATCTAGGCCTTTATAATGGCAGAGATATATGTAAACACAATTAGTAAAGTCGGCATGAAAACTTTTTATGCTGGAAATATTATCGACGCTTTAATACCAATAACAGCGTCAATTTATGATATTACAGAAGATCAAACTATATCTCCTGCTATTAGCCCAACAACTCCACTGTACGCAGGTATCATTGCTGAGAAAACAGAAACAGATCCTGGTTCATATGAGATCATAATTCCATATGCAATTACAAATAGGCCAAGAAAATTAAAGGTTACTTGGCAATACTTGTATGGTTCTCAGGCTATAACTCAGTATACATTTGTTGATGTTGTTGTGCCTTATGCTTCTATTGAAGAAGCAATTACAGATTTAGGAATCAGCACAGATCCAAGCGATCCAAATTACAAGAGCTACCATGAATTAAGCATGGCAGAAAAGTATGCCCGTAAAGTTGTTGAAGATTATACAGGTCAAGATTTCTATACTTATTTTGATGTAGATGTTGTATATGGAAGCGGATCAGATATACTGCCTACATCTACTAGAATAGAAAAGATTTATAAGCTATATGCGGATGATATTCTGCTTCTAGATACCCTTGCTACTCCACCAGTAAATAATTGGGGATATACTCCAATCATTTCAGAGACTGGATTTGGAATTAGACTAGATAGAACAACCCTACTGGATAATACAGTTTATGTTGCAAACGGAATGGTTCCTCCATCAATTAGCGATGAGTACGCAGGACAAGCTTTTAGAAAAGGTGTTCGCTACAAGATTGTAGGAGAGTTTGGCTGGAGTCGAGTACCAGATGAAGTTGAGCAGGCAACAATACAACTTATGGGTCATTACTTTGCTAAAGATAGAGCATGGGCAGATAGATATCTAAAGAATGTATCCACATTTGACTGGGACTTTGAGTATAGCGATGAAGTCTATAAGGGAACTGGTTGTGCTTATGCGGATAAGCTTTTGTCTGAATATGTTATAACCAGTATCATACTGGTATAATGTTTGGGTTAATAGATTCCGTTCTCTCAATGAAGCTTGACGTCTATCGTCAAGTAGATTCACAAGATGAAGAGACTGGTGCTATCCGAAAGTATTGGCAATATTATAAAACTCTTGATTGCCATGCAAAAGGCGTAATAACAAATTCAGCCACAACAAGATCAAGCGACAAGCAAATTATTTCTAACAAGTACGCATTCGATCAGATCATTCAGGTTAGAACAGATGTTAAATTAAGTCTAAGAGAAAAAATATCAAATATTAGGTCTGCGGAAGGTGTAGTCATTTGGCAAGAACTAGATTACCCAAATGAGACCCCAACAGTTTTTGAGGTTATGGGGGTAACTCCAATCACCGATCCTTTTGGTGCTTTGATAGGATACAACTCATCTCTAAAGAGGTCGGAGGTACAAAGACTTGAACTCTAATGCATTATTAGTACAAGCAGCCAGCGGCCTTGAAAGAATGATGGCTGGTAGTAAGTATGAGAATTTAAAAGAAAGCGTAGTAGCACAAGTATCTGCTACTGTATATTATAAGGCTCACGTATTAGCAAAAGTTGCTACAAGCAGAGCGTTCAAAGAAAAATTTACAAAGGTTGTATTTGATCAAATAAATAAAGACTTCGGAGAATATATTGATGCTAAGGCTAGAATATCTCCTAAGTCATTG